GAGGAAGAGAGATTGAGCAAATCAAAAGAAATCAAAACAGAAACAATAAAGAATGAAATAGAAATTCAACAAACTGAAGAAGAAAATCTTGATAAGCGCATTGAGCAAGAGCAGAAGACACAAGATGCAATCCGTGAAGCGCGTGAGCAACGATTGAATGATGAGGAGGCACTTGCGGAAGAGATATTCCAACTTGGATTGTCCGAGCAAGAGCGCGAGTTACAGGCGGTGCGCGATACATTCTTTGAGAAGATAGCACTCGCTGAACAATTTGGATTGGATGCAACTGCATTGCGCGAGGAGCAAGCGAAGAGAGAGGTTGAGATTGCGAAGAAATATGCCGAGGAAGAAGTTGAAGTTGTCAAGTTAACCAACGCGCAGAAATTAGCAAATGCAGCCGACACCGCGCAGCAGTTACTTGGCGTGGCATCATCACTATCGGAGGCATTTGGCAAGGATGCGAAAAAGCAATTCCAAGCCAATAAAGCATTCAGTATTGCGCAAGCACTAATCAGTACTTTTCAAGGTGTGAACCAGCAGCTTGCCGTGCCGAAGGATCAGTTGACTGGTGCTAACTTTGTCAAGGCAGGTATTGTGCTTGCAACTGGTATTGCCAATGTAGCAAAAATCGCACGCACTAAATTTGAAGGCGGTGGATCAAGTGGCGGTGGTGGTGGATCATTAAGCGCAGCAGGCGCATCAGGTGGAGGTAGCACACCATCATCAGGATTCGGTGCATTCAACGCATCACTAATTAACAACCGACCACCGCAGATGACACCTGCGTATGTACTCGCTGGTGATGTGAAATCGCAAGGCGAGGCACGGCAGAAGGTAGAAGATCGCGCACGACTATAAAAAAATATACAATGGAAAAGAAAAAGAAAGTAATCAAATATGGCATTGACGAGTTCGGAACACTTGGTGTGAATGCCATCAGTCTTGTTGACTATCCAGCTATCGAGGATGACTTCATCGCGCTCAAAGCGGAGGAGGTGAAACTCGCTGCGGTGAATGATGAGAGGCGCATCGTCTATGGCGCACTCCTCATCCCGGATAAAGAGATACTGCGCATAGATGCAGAAACGCAAGAGGAATACTATGTGATGTTTCCGCGTGATGTGATAGAGGCGGTCGCGCACAAGTTTATGCGCACTAATTCACATCACTCCGCAACGGTGATGCACGAAGCGGCAGTCACCGGATGCGTGCTGGTTGAATCGTGGATCAAGGAGGGCAGCCAAGACAAGAGCATCGCGCTTGGTCTTACCGAGCAACCTGATGGTACTTGGTATGGTGGAATGAAGATAGATAACGATGAGATGTGGGCAGAGGTGAAGGAAGGCAACCTGCGTGGATTCAGCATCGAAGGATTCTTCCGCGATATGAGCGAGCAGTTATCAATGCACAACGCATTGCTCGCAGAGATTGAAGCAATATTAAAACAACATACAAACAAATGAGAACCATCATTCTTCTTCTGATGCCCATTACGATGTGGGCGCAATCGGTAACCGACTTCGGACTTCCTCTCGCACTCGATGAGGTCAAGCATATTGTGTTGACAAGTCAGCGAGTGAACACAATGCGCATCAGTTCGGGTAAGTTGATAACATCAGCCACCACACCCGGATTCAGCGCATACGCACTCAACTATCTGCACGGACAAATACACGAGAATGGATATGTCTTTCAAGGCGAGCAATCGGATGGTACATTGTTATTCACAAAGGCAGCGATTGACTTTACTTACAATGGAGTGGCATATCACATCGATCCATCAACGATGCGAATGACACGCGATGCGCAAGGGTTGTGGACCATTGCCATTCGTGCTGAAACTTCATCGTATAAATTGCTGGTGAATCGCAAATGGGTAACCTACACCGCAGCGCAGCTTGCCGCGATTGGAGGCATCACCGTTGATCAGTTGTGGAATCGTGATATAGATTATTACTATGGCTCTGCACGCAATCCGCAGACGCATATCACAAGCGTATTTGTGTTGGTCAATCGCACCGCACCCAACACATTCACCGCGCAGACTTATGTGAATATGTTACCGATGACGAGTGGGTATGGTAATCTTGTGACGAGTTACAATAAGACTGGTGTGTCGTATGTGGTGCGTTGGAAATTATACAACGACTGCACCGCGACCAATGCAACGAGTGGTGGTTATGAAGCAGGTAACTTTGGACTTTGCGAATTGCGGCAAGGTGCTGCCTATTCAGAGGTGAATGCACAGACATTCAGTTGGGATTCATCGCGTGAATATGTGACGATTGAATGTCAGATCGAGGAAACTCCAGCGCAGGGTAAGAACTTTACTACATCAGGATATTGGGTAGTGCAGGGGTGCGATGCGGATGATCCGTGCGGCAGAGCGTGGCGATTACCGCGTAAACCAGTTCAATAATGAAAATGCCCACTCGTTAGTGGGCATCTTCCTTAATTAACCAAACTAAAACAAAACAATGACTAAACGGTGCGAATGTAACTCAATTCTTCTTCACTCAAGAACCACATCGCATCTTCGTATTTAACAACTCGGCATTTCTCCTCTAATATTGAGTAGGACCAAATGTTAGCTTGTGGATTGCTCTTGAAATCGGTGATGTGTATTCGCTTATCATCAACGGCAATGGGCGTGAATCCATTCATCACAAGATGCAGTTCACTATCGTGATCCAATCCTCTCGCTCTTCCGGGTTGCCACAATGCGCCTTGCTTGCGCTCTTTTATTTTCGCATATCCATATCCTTGTAAGTATTCAGCGGTGCGCTCACTCACCTCTATCTCATCGCCAAGCTGGTAATGAAGATGCACTTTGCGCCAACTGATAACTGCTCGCAATAGGATAGATTCAACTGCAAATCGTGAGAGCATTCTTCCTGCTCCAATTAGCTTATCCACAACATAAGGCTGCGTGTGCATCATCGATTTGTGGCGCAGCAAATCGCAGAAGTAGTTTTTTTTGAAGCCTACATACTGCGCTCCTGATTCAATGGCATCACGCGCAAAGATGAATCCATCGGTGCTGATGGAATCATCATCGCCCATAATGAGGAATGCGTCATATCCTTTGTCGTATGCCATCGCGAGGGCGGCATTGAATTTCTGACGCGGATCATTCGGTTGGATAACATAACTCACTCCGTGCTGCTCGCACAGGTCGATGTCGCATTGTTCAGTAACGCCCACAAAAAAACCGATGTCATCATTGACATCGGCTTGTAATCTCTTGTGCGTATTGATAAGTATCCGACTAATGTTTGGTCGGTTATTCATAGCCGAAACTATCGTGATTCTTGCGCTCATATACCATCTGACTTATTTCGCTTTCCCAATCTTTTATGTAATTATACGGCAATTCCTCCACTTGTTCAGTTGCCCAATTATAGACATCCGCTTGTATGATTTTAACATCATACCCATTGATGATAAGTTCCACTTCATAGTCATCATCACCAATGATTTCAGTAGCGTGATGCTTGCCATCGGTGATAGCGCAGCACGCTGCATCATAAATCATCTGATCGAACTGCTTGATGTGTCGTTTTTCCATTGTGTTTGTGTTTGTTGGTTTATAGCAAAAGTATAAAGAAAATTATATACCACCAAATCAGGGGTTGATTTTTCTATAATAGTACATAAACACTCACAATAATGAACATTAAGGAGCAGATCAATAGCATCCTCGTCAAATATGGCGTGAAGCTATCGGTTGATGAAGCTGCTGCCGCACAGGTAGAGTTCATCGCCAAAGCCACTACCAGCGATGGAGTGGAGATTATGTCACCGGATGCAGAATTAGCCATTGGTTCAGAGGTATTCTACAACGATGCCGAAGGAAATCCAGTTGCAATGCCTGATGGTGAATATGTAATTGCAGATGGCACAATGACAATCTCCGTCAGCGGTGGCAAGATCACCGAAATGGAAGAGGTTGAAGTTGAAGCGAAGAAAGATGAAGAAGAAAAGAAGATGGCAGAAGAAGAGATGTCATCCATCATCGAACAACTCGCGCAGCGCATCTCTGAACTTGAATCAAAGATCAACACCAAAGACACCGAACTCGCTGCAGTTAATAAACTGCTGACCGAGCAGAAGGCGAAGGTGGCTGAATTGAGCAAGCAACCTGCTGCACCATCGGTGAAGAAAGCTGCTCTCGCTGCTGCATCGCAGAATGATGTTATCGATCTTCCAAAAACTCTTGAGAATCCTATCGCGCGGAAAATCTTCGCAGGACTTCGCAAGGCAAATTAGTAACTCACCTAAATAAATAAATAGAAATGGCAACAGTCACTTCACTCACCACTACCTACGCTGGTAAATATGCAGGTGAGTATATTCGTCAAGCATTCCTTGCGAATGAATCACTTCAGTATGTAACCGTCAAGGAGAATATCGACTACAAAGCAGTAGTTAAGAAGCTCGTTGATACGGTAACCTTCGCAGCACCAACTTGCGACTTCACACCAACAGGCACGGTGACCATCACCGAGCGCGTGTTGACGCTTGAGAAGTTCCAAGTTCAGCGCGAACTTTGTAAGAAAGACTTCCTCACCGACTGGGCAGCTAACGATGCGCAGAATGGTCGTTTGGAAGGTGCGCTCGTAGATACTCTCGTAGCTAATATGCTCGCAGGTATCGCAGCGAAAAATGAAACCCTGATTTGGTCAGGTGTTAATGGCAATACTGGTGAATACGATGGTCTTATCACGCAGATTGATGCTGATAACACCGTGAACTTCGTATCATCTCCTGTTGCTCTTACTGCCAATAACATCATCGCGAAGATTGAGTTGCTCCTCGCTGAAGTTCCAACTGCGGTTGAGAACTCAACAGAGAAGCCGCTGCTCTATATGAATAAGAAAACCTTCCACCTCTATCGTCAGGCGAATGCTGCCGCTGGTAATGGATGGTATACTTATGCAGGTCCAGCAGTTGAGCCGACCTTTATGGGCATCTACGACATCGCGATCTGCCCCGGTATGCCTGACAACACAATGATTGTTTCGCAGAAAAGCAATCTGTGGTTCGGTACTAACCTCCTGTCTGATTGGAACTCAATTCAGGTAGTGGATATGGAGCAATGGGCAGAGGAGAATGTTCGCTTCAGCGCGAAGTTCCTCGCTGGTGTGCAGTATGGTTTCGGTAACGAGATCGCTGCTTACGGTCCTGGTCTGTCTTAATCAATGAATCAATAGGTGAGGAGGGTAACACCTCCTCACCTTAACTTTTAATTACAAATCACAATGAGTTGTTTAATCACCGCAGGTAAGACGCTCGGATGCAAGGAGGCACTCGGAGGCATCAAGGAATTTCTCATTGGTAATCGTGGGGACTTTCAGACAGGCATAACAATAGATCCATCTACTGAAGAGATTGATGGTCTGCCTACTGCCACACTTTACCGATTTGAAGTAGGTCGCGGATCATCATCGTTCACCGATGTAGGCACACCGGATGAAACCACAGGTACTCTCTTCTATCTTCAGACGCTCAATGCTATCATCCGCACACTCGATCCTGTGACGCGCAAGAACCTCGACAATGTTGCGCGTTCAACACCTATCATCTTCGTGCGCGATAGCAATGATAACATCTTGTGTATGGGAAGGCAAGAGGGATGCACCATTGCCGTAACCGCGCAGACTGGTCAGGCGAAAGGAGATCAGAATGGTTACTCTCTTGTAGCAACTGCAGAAGAGCGTGAGCCAGCTGAACACCTTGAGGCATTTACCACCGAGCCATTTGATAACTTTGCAGGCATCACCGTATCTCCCGCATACGGCAGCAATAGCTAATCTGCCTGATCAATATATTCATCAAAGGGGCGGGCATTTGCCCGCTCTTTTGGTTTAATTTTGAATCGATGATATATCTCGTCACCAACACCGCAAGTCAAGATTTATATCTGACACTGAAAGAGGCACGCGCAGGATTGCCCGGTGCATTCACTCACTATCTGCTTGTGTTGACGCGCGAGGCGCATTTGAATGATGTGCCTGAAACTCTCGCGCAGGTGGCGGTGATTGATTATGAGAATGACCGCATCACAAAATTAGAAGTGACAACGGTTGGCATTACCGTGCCGGGGCGTTATCGTTACGAGGTGTATGGTCAGAATAGCGCGAATAATACTGATCCCGAAAATGTCGCGGTGGTGGGATTGGTGGAGAAGGGATGGGGAGTGATAAGCGACAACACATCATATTTCACGCAGCCGGATATGACTGCTGACACAACTATTGTTTACAATGGATAACAACGAAATCAACAAGGTTCATCGCGTTCAGCTTGCTGACTACACACCTGTAAGTGCGAGCGAGAAAGAGGATCGCGGTGGATGGGTGAAGTATGGTGATGATAACCTCTTCCCGAAATACATCATTGATTTGTATGAAACCGCGCCAATTCACGGACCTCTCTGCACATCAATCAGCAAGATGATAGCAGGTGATGGATTGACTGGTGATGAATCGGTGGTCGCGATGTTTGGTGATAAGAAACTTGATCGCACCGCCTTTGATTTGAAGGTGCAAGGTGGCTTTTATTTGGAGGTGATATGGAGCAATGATCGCACAACGGTAGCGCAGATCAACCATCTGCCCTTTGAGAATTGCCGATTGTCGATTGTTGATGAAACGGATGAGGTGACGGGCATTTGGTATTCAAAGGATTGGGCGAACTATAGGAAGAAGGGATGTGAACCTATGTTCATTCCTCGCTTCAATCAAGCAACTGCTGGTGATGAACCGCGACAGGTGTACTTCCATTTCGCGAATCGCGCAGGAAGTCAATACTACGGAAAGCCAGACTACTTCAGCGTTGTTAATTATATCGAATTGGCGCGGCAGATAGGTATCTATCACGTCAATAACATTATGAATGGCTTCTTCCCGTCATTCATTATATCGCAATTCAATGGCGTGCCTGATCCCGAAACCAAGCGCGAGATCATCGCGGAATGGAATCGTCACGCATCGGGTGCGCGTAATGCTGGTAAGGCATTCTTCACATTCCACGAAGCTGGAGTGACACCACCTAACATCACCACATTCCCGTTGAGTGATGCGGATAAGCAGTATCAATATTTGGAGGAATCGCAGACACGACAGATTATGATTGGTCACCGCGTCACCTCTCCTCTTTTATTTGGTATTCGTGATAGCACAGGTCTTGGAAGTAACGCTGATGAATTGCGTCAATCACTCGCTATCTTCAATGCGTATGTGGTGAAGCCAGCGCAGCAAGATATAGTGGAGGCATTGGAGGTTATCACAGGCAAGGTGGTTGCCATTAAGCCATATTCATTACAAGGCATTACGATTAGCGAAGATGAAGATGCAGCGAATGTGAGTGACACCGCATTGAATGGTGCGCAGATAACAAGTCTTGTTGACATAGTTGCTCAAGTATCAACTGGATTGTTGCCAAAGGATAGCGCGAAGAGCATTGTTCAAGCTGCATTCCCGACATTGTCGATTGTTACCATCAATCAAATCTTTGATGCAATCATTCCGGGCAGCGTTCAATCAACTGAAGTGTTGCGCTCGATTGTGTTGAGCGCAGTTCAAAAAAAAAAAACTGCTCTTGTAATTCCTGATTCATTTGAGCCGACCAATGAAATGGCAGCAGAAGCTGAACTTGGTTTGAAATGGCGCGAAGAGTATGGGCGTGGTGGCACAGAGGTAGGTGTTGCGCGTGCGCGTGACATCAGCAACTTGCGCAATCTCTCATACGACACCGTCAAGCGGATGAATAGTTACTTCTCGCGACACGAAGTGGACAAGGAAGCCACAGGATGGAATGATGGAGAGGAAGGATTTCCAACTGCTGGTCGCATCGCGTGGCAGTTGTGGGGAGGTGATCCCGGTCGTGATTGGTCAGCACGAATAGTCGAGCGTTACCGCGATGAGGAGTTGAGTGCTATCCCTAAATTTAGTGAGGAGGATGAGCAATCGTGGATAGGTTATCTCGCAGATAAAGGTGAGGTGATAGATTTAGATGAGTGGGAATTGATTCGTGAGGATGTTGCTGAAGGTCACGAATTTGAATCTGATCTGAATGAAAAATACAATGCGCTCCAGCGTGCGGATTTGTCGCTCAATGACTACGCCAATGGCGATGAGAAGAGTAAGTGGGGAGATAGTGGTTTGTATAAATTGCGCTATGCCTACTCGCAAAATTTATCTGAAGACTCACGCGACTTCTGCCGCGAGATGGTTGGCTTGAGCAAACGCGGTAAAGTGTTCAGATATGAGGACATCGCGAATATGAGTGATAGTGGTGTGAATGGTTCATTCGCTCCAGCAGGTTCATCGACTTACGACATCTTCACTTGGAAAGGTGGTGTGTATTGCCACCATTTTTGGAAGCGACAAATCTACTTCCGCAAGCGCAACGAGAATGGGCGATTCCTGCCCAATAAAGGATTGGAAAATGACAAGCGAGTGGGCAATGTTCCATTCCTCCCACCGAAAGGTGAGGAAGGCATCGCGCCCATCGACACACCAACACGCGGCTCACTTAAAAATATCTAACAATGGCACAAGTACTTTTTATCACTCCCACATACCTAAAGAAAAATACCGCACTCAATGGTTCGGTTGATGATAACCTCATTCTCCCATCCATCCGATTGGCGCAGGATAAATATGTTGCGCCTTATTTGGGCGATGACCTGATGAATCGTCTGAAGGATGATGTGGAGAATAACACATTGGCTGGTATTTATCAGACATTGATGGATGATTATGTGCAGCCGTGCGTGGTGTGGTGGACAATGTATGAGATGATTGGTGATCTTGCATACAAGATCGACAATGGCAGCATCGTGCAGCGCGTCAGCGAGGACACTACGCCTGTGGATAGCACCACCATCGAGCAGATGCGTAAGAAAAATCAGAGCAATGCCGAGTATTACACAGGCAGATTACGCGATTACTTGTGCCACAACTCATCACTATACCCGGAATATAGCAGCAACACATCACCGGAGCGTGCGCCTATCGGCAAGTTGGATATGTTGAGTTATGGATTCTCGCACGGCAACACGCAGATGAGTCGCACATCATACGAGCAATACGATAAACTTTACAAACCAAGATCGTGACACAAGAACAGAAGAAAAAGCGCGAGGAGTATCTGAAGAAACTCCGCGAATACTATGCAAAATTCCAACAAGCAAAGAAGAATGGAAGGACCAATCAATGAGATATTGACATTCCTGACGAAGGGATGGGTGTATATCGGTGGGGTTGTCGCTGGCGTAGTCGCAAAAATCAGCACCGAACTACTGATGAATAGGAAGCTGTCATTGCTGCAATGGATTGGCATCGTAGGTGTGTCAATCTTCTGCGGTTACTTCTGCGCGGTATATTGTGATGTGAAAGGATATGAACAAGAGGCAAAGTATCTCGTTCCACTTTGCACGCTGATGGGAGAGAAAGGGATGATTTATATCAGCACCAACTACAAGCGAATCATTGATACATTACTTTCAATCTTCAAAAGATGAGCGAAGAAAAAAAACCACGCAAGCCATTCAATGAAACTGGTCTTGGTAGATTTCTGAAAGAGAAAGTGAAGCCGGTGTTGGGTGATGTAGTGTCCATTGCTGGTGATGTCACAGGCATCGAGGCATTGGAGCGCGTGGGTGATTTGCTCAATGCGAAGCGCGATGAAGATGCAGCCATTGCCGCGCTCGCTTCTGAATTTGAGATGAAGAGATTGGAGTGGCAGATGGAGATGGAGAAATTAGAACTTCAATCAGAGATGGAGGCATTGCGATTGGAGGTGCAGGACCGCGAATCTGCACGAAATCGTGAGGTGGAATTTATGCGTTCATCAGGTGGCAAGCGTGATTGGTTGATGGGTGCGGTCGTTATCATCGGACTTGTGATGATGATATTCGTCGTGGCAGCCCTGATATTCGTCCACATTCCGGATGCCAATAAGGAACTCGCTTACATGGCATTCGGCGCGGTTATGACCATCGGAACACAGATATTCGCGTACTACGTTGGCAGCTCGCGCGGGTCGAAGATGAAGGATGAAACCATCCGGAAGATGCGGTAAAAGAAAAAGCCGCCACACGGACGGCTACCCCTGAATTTTGCGATGAGGCTTCTGAGTGTGGGCCACAACCTCTATACAAGACCACGGGATTGAATAATCAAATCCCATTCAAAGTATTTGTTCGCACGTTCAAGTGCCATATCGTATGTGCTGAAGTACGCCGGAACGTCAGGCATCCCGCCCATTGAAATAATATGCACCCATCGCGACGAAAAAAAGCCTTTCACTTTCCGCTCAACAACATATCCTTTGTCCGTTTTCCGGATTCGGGTTTCCGGCATATTTACAAGGTGAAACATGATGTATGTATTTGATTCAAAAATAGTAATTTTGAAACGATGAAGCGCATCCCCGTCACCGACAATTTCTATCTCGATGAGTTCATCGATCCAATAACCTATTCAGAGCGCAAGGAAAAATCCATCCAGCTGATGGATATGCGCATCATCCTCGCCATTCAGCACTTGCGCGAGGTAATCAACAAGCCAATCACGATCAACAACTGGGCATCGCGTGGTCAGTTCCGCGAATCCGGGTTAAGGCGTGCAGACACACGCACGGGTGCGCGATGGTCGCAGCATAAATATGGCAGGGCATTGGACTTCCGCGTGAGTGGAATGACACCGCGTGAGGTTCACAATGTTATTCATCAGCACGCGCAGACATTTATTGAAAGGCAATGGATAACAACCATCGAAGATCATCGTGATACACCATCGTGGACACACATAGATTGCCGATACACGGGCGCAAATGAGTTAGTGATAGTTAGACCTTAAACCAAAGAGATATGCCGCGCAGACCAGCTATGTTGAGTGAGGATATAACCGTGCAGCGGATGATTAAGGAGCGCGATTCAGATCGCGTGATTCTCATTGCTCAAGTTATTCCAGCTATGTATATCAGGCGAATCGCTGAATCCATTGAATATTCAAAGGCAACGGTGGTGTGGATGGTGGAGGAAGATGATCCGATGACGGTGGATTGCGAGATTGGTGAGTTCTACAATGCGTGGGTAGCTGCACGAAAAAATACATACGCCAACCAACGACTAACACAATGATAGCAGCAGACATTTGCCGTGAGTATTTGAAGAGATTTCCGAATACGCCAACTCTCACGCTCGCGAAGAAAATAATGAAGGAGCATCCTGCATTATATTCAGATATTAACTCTTGCCGTAGTTGCTTGCAACGATTACAAGGAAAGAGAGGTGCTAAAGAGCGTGAGCAAAGACGCGACAAATCTCTTTACACGCCACATAAACCGCTGAATCCATTTGCCGATATTCCGAAATCATCATCACAAGAGCGTGCGCGAATCAACATAGAGGGTTCGCGCATTTTGTTTTTATCTGACATTCACTTCCCCTACCACAATGAGAAGGCATTGAACATTGCGCTTAACTATGGCAAGGCCAATGATGTGGATTGCGTCTATCTCAACGGTGATGTCATTGATTGCTACCAATTATCATCATTTGAGCGCGATCCGCGCAAGAGGCAATTCAGTTATGAGTTGAAGCAGGTGCAGAAGTTCTTTGAGATATTACGCAGAGAATTTCCGAAGGCGCATATCTATTTTAAGGAAGGCAACCACGAAGAAAGATATTGGCGTTTTATGCGAATCAAAGCACCGGAGTTGCTCGACATTGAGGCATTCAGTTTATCGTCGTTATTGAAGCTGGATGAGTTCAATATTCAGTATATCCCCGGTCGCACGAAATCGAATATAGGCGCATTGTCTGTCTTTCACGGACACGAATTTGGCAAGTCAACATTCAGTCCCGTCAATGTTGCGCGAGGTCTTTATATGCGTGCTAAAGCGAATGCTATCTGCGGTCATTCGCATCAGACCTCTGAACACACCGAGCGCGATGTGAATAACAAGATGGTCACGACTTGGAGCGTGGGATGTTTATCAGAGTTATCACCTGACTATTCGCCATACAATAAGTGGAATCACGGCTTCGCATTCATCACCTCCAATGGCAATGAGTTCACCGTGCAGAATATGCGTATCTACAAAGGCAAGGTGATGTGATTATCACACCTCATCGGGTATAATACTACTCAATGAATGATATTTATACCTATTCGGGTATAATATTTTCAATTTTGTTATCTCCCACTACCCACCGAATAAGTGCCATAATTCGGGCGAAGTTCAAAGTACATCCGCATCATAATGGCATCCGCAAGGTCAGGCGAGAATCCGTGCAGACGCGCTATCTCCTCCTTACCAGTCACCGATAGCTTACCATCACCATCAGGATTGCGTCTGCGGATCAGGTCCAACTCCTTCACTATCTCATCGCGATAACCGCAGATGAATGTGATTTTGTTCTGCTCCACTACCTCACCCAATCGGTAATAACATTCCGATTTGAGATTCGTGTATCTATCCGGGTGAACTGCACGCGAGCCATTGATGAATCCGCGACACTTCAGCGCATCCACCACACCACCTCCAACACCATCTTCATCCGCGATAACATTCTTCAATGGTACTTGCTTCTGCGCCATCACCTCGCGCACTTTGTTGACAACCTCATCAGTTCGCGCTCTGCGAAGAATGGTGAGTGATACCAGCGTCATCCCTTCCCAATACGCAATGACCGTGCGGTCCTTTCCAAGACGCGCAATATCTGCGGTGATATATTTTTCTCCGGGCATCATCTCATTTCTGAAGCATCGCAACAAGTCATCCACATTGTAAATACGATCAATGCTCTCGTCATAATCCCAATCGCCATCGCGCAAGCGTTTGCGGTCTTGTTCGGGCAGACGAGCGAGCGTGTCAAGATATGTGTCAGGTAGGTGTGTGTTATCGCCCGGAAGCGCAGGCACGAACACGCGGTAATGCGGTAATGTGCCATCCTTATACGGCTGATAAAATTCATTGTATAACCATCCGCGTGATGGGTTACAACTCATCAATCCTTTCGGACGCAATTCATATTCATTCAACTTGTAACGCACGCGCGAGGTAACGATGTCAACTGCCTTCTTCGTCACTTGTGCGACTTCATCAATGAAGAAATCGGTGATCTCAAGTGATCCAAGTGAATCGTAATTCGGATCTGATGGATAGGCGAATAGGTCTTTCAGAATAATCTCTGAACCATTATAGAATGATATGATGTTGGATTGTCCGTTGAATGTGTAATGCTTGCCACTCACCATATTCAGCTGACCGCACACTTCAAAGAATGTGCGTAGCGTTGTCTTTTTTAGCGTGTCGAGTTTTGATCTTCCAATCAATCCTCGCGTTTGTGGATAACGCAGTCTGCGCATTATTTGCCATCGGCATCCGAGCCACGACTTTCCCGATCCAGCACTGCCACCGTAAAGCACTAATTCACAAGGACTTACGGAGGATAAGTGAAGTAATGCCTCTATCTGCTTGGGTAGGTAGTCATCTTGCCAGCTCATGATGTTAGTGAATACATGCCGGATTACCGTACACAGTTAATCCGGCAGGCACATCTTTGGTCACAACACTTCCCATCCCGACTATTGATCGCGCACCAACCGTCACGCGATTGCGGATCACACAATGCAATTTGATCTTCGCACCCGTCATAACCTGAGCATAACCACCGATCACGCTTGTAGTGCATATCTCGCAATCGTCACCGATATGCGCATCATGCCCAATGTGAACGTGCGCCATAATGATATTGTTTGATCCAACGATCGTCATCGTAGATTCATAAGGTGCTTGAATTGTCACCAGTTCGCTGATAACATTATTATCACCAATGAATACCTTTCCCTTAAACTCCGTCTGATCCACTCCCCTGATCTCACCATTGCCGCCAATGACCGTGTAAGGCCCAATGTAGTTCCCCTTTCCCATCGTCACATTGGGATAGATAATGGCTGTCTCGTGAATGTGATTGCCATTGATTTGCAACCACCCGTGAAGATCATAAATGCTATTGCTCATTTGTGAAGATTTTACGCCACGTCTTGAATGCTTCAACGCTCCACTTGCGTGCCTGATTACCCTCTCCGGCAATCCAATCCGGTGAGGTAAATCCACGCTTTGGACCGTTTAATATCTCGGATGGAAGATCACAGGCAAATGCATCCTTTAGCACCTGTTTATTTTTTTTGAACTCATAGGGAATCGTTAAGCAGAAGTCTACAAGATCATTGTCAAGGAACGGATAGCGAACCTCTAATGTGTGCGCCATACTCAGCTTATCACCGACCATTAAAACAGACGGCAAAAAGTTTTGAGCATCGTATGTAAACCGATCCGCAAAGTTCCAGTTCCCACCTTCATAATAACGCTGCACCGATGGAATGTTCTCGCGCGTCCTGTTCACTACCTGCCAATAGTCAGTGTTGTGATAACGCCACTCATAACCCGCAAATAATTCATCCGCGCCCGCTCCATCAAACAAGATGCGAACATAATTCTTTGCCTCCTGATACATTCCGTAATTTGGCCACGATGCACCCGCACGAAGGTCTTCAAGGTAAAAGATCGTCTCCGGCAAATGCTCAACGCGATTGTACACAATTTCGTGATGATGATCCCGCGCCATCAGACGCGCCATTGGTCGCTCGTCCTCCGTGCCCTCATATCCAACCGTAAAGCTATGCGCCGATCCTGTATGCGCGGCAAGTATCCCGCTATCAATGCCGCCCGATAAACACACGCCAGAAGGTTCATCGACGCGCATCCTGTTGATTGCCTGAAGCAGAAGTCTACGCACCTCAGATACGGCAAATTCGTAAGTTATCGAATAATCCGGCTCAAACTTCCATTGCCATTTAGCCCTGCTACGGTTTATTCTTGCCAAGTCATAAATCCCGTGAAGCATCATTGACTGACTAAGCGGGTGTTGAACGGTCATCCATTCCTTGACGCGGTTGAAATCAATGCGCCTTTCAAATCCTTCATAGTTCAGTATCGGCTTGATCTCAGATGAACAGATCACGCCATTACCTAAGTCGGCAAAGTATAAAGGCTTAATACCATAGCGATCTGAATACGTTTTAACCTCTGTATCGCTGACCACGATTATCGAAAACATTCCGTTAAGCCGTTCAGCGAATGCGTCGCCTTCGGCAAAGAATCCTTTTGCCAGTACTTCCGTCTCGCTGCCTGTGTAGCCAAGTTCCTTGTAATTGTAAATCTCGCCATTCAGGTACACATCAAGTCCATTGGCCTTGCCGACTGCTGGCGCGGCCTGATCGGTGACGGACATTCTCAGGTAACCAATCACGCAATGATCGTAGAATTTGATGATCCTCTCATCTGATCCCCTGTGCGCCATAGCATCTAAGCCACGATCCATATCGTAACGTGCCGTAGTGTCTCGTGGGATGAATGCTATAATTCCGCACATTGGAAAACAAAGATTTGGTAAATGCCCCCGTCACCATTGCTTACCATATCCGCCCCAACCTGCGCAAACCCCATTGATTGGTAGTCATGCCGATAATAAAAGTTCTCATTAAAGCTATTGGTTTCACAGACGATCACGGCTTTACGCGCCATAGTCTTCAGACCGTCAACCAGCGCATCAATGTTTTCGTGTGGGATGTGATCCAATACAGAGCAAGTAAACACCACATCAAACGGCCTGATTGGAAGATGCCGTTCATCCCCACATATCACGCTATCCACTCCAGCCAAGTGCGATTGAATGCAGTTTAGTATTGAAATATCCTGCCCGCAGGTTTCGATCCTTTTCTGCATTACGGCCTCTATCATCTTCAAATTCTTCCCCGATCCGCAGCCAAACTCAAAGACGGACGCTGGTTCAAATTTGATGATCTCAGAAATTAACACGCGATCAATGTCGTCGATGTGATTGTCGGCAACGTAATTTTTGTAAAATTCTTTCGGGTGTGTCAGGTTCATTCTGTGCAGGTTAGTATTTCATGTGAAATATGCTGAGGGAAGGCAGATGCAAGCATCGGCGCGGAATCAATAAAATCAGTATTATCCCACTTGCGGAACGGTGTCATGTTTGTACTGCTCTTAATGTCAACCATGTATGCGTTTTCGTCGCGCAAGTTAAAGGCTTTTTTAGTGTGCTCCACTCCGGCCATCTGATAATCCATCGCCGTATCAAGTAATCCATCAAGGCGGGCGTTGGTGTACGCGGGCTTCCACGGTGTCCAATCCATTGCCTCCATCAACTTATTCGACAGCATTCGACCCGCACCACAGGCATGGCCGCGATTATTGCTGGCGCGATACCCGCCCCAATAAAGCGACTTCTTGCTCACAATGTCATAAAAATAGCAATCCAATGTGTACAGGTAGTCGGTCTTATTCTCCCGCGCCTCCCTCAGATACATTTCCATCATCGTGACTCCCACGAGATCATCCGATCCAAGCATCAGGCAATAATCAGGATTCCACTCGCGCGCCAGTTGACAAGCCGCGTCAAGTTTCTTACTGATAGGTTTATTTTCGTGTTCGATGTAGGTAAATCCGTAATCTATTGCCGCCGTCTCGCTGGCCTTACCTTCCGATCCGGCAACAAAACACTGGATGCGGTTCGCGCCATAGATGAATTGCAGATATTGAACCTGCATAGCAAACAGACGGAATACCTCAGGACGTTTCCACATCGCCGTGATGATGGCAATTTTTATATCCAGTTCTTCAACCAATGTGTGGAGGTCGGCGGCCTCTTTGATGCTGAGTTTATCCATTGGTTATTGTGTTACAAATTTACGAAGTCCATCCTGCGCTGATAACCTTCATACACCAATGCCACACGCGCCTATTCCGTGCGTACATCCGGTAAATGCCCAAATCAAAATACAATCGTTTGCGAATGAGGTATGCTTCCTCGACTGACATCTCATTCATCATTGAATGTTTATTTGATTAGTGAAGCACAAATCATTCAGCTTGGTGCGTATGTGCTGGAATGCTTCAATCACCGCATCGAGTTCATCATCGGGTGCATACTTGATGCGCGAGCGGAGGTATTGGTCAAGGTCAATCAAGACAAAGTGCGCACGATGACCGTTCGTTGCCATTGTGAATAACTCCTCCTCATCGGGAAGATTAAATTCCAGCGATGCCTTCATCTTGGTTGAGTTGTTTAAGTATTGCGCGAATCTCTCGCGTGATTTCCGCAATCTGCATCGACTTCACCATCTCCTCTTGCGCGATTTCCTTGCGCTTGGTGTAGTCGGCTATTGCCTCAGCATGAACCTCGTCTGCCAACTGCATTCCATAGCCTTGTCTCTTGTAATCCTCAGCGATTTTTACAGCTTTTTTTATTTTATCACTCAGGTCTTTCAGTTCGACCATCTCGCGGATGAGGGTGAGCATTGATTCAACCCTTTTTTCCAGCCATTGCGTGTACTCTTGGGTGTAAATTTTGCCATCAGGATAGAGGTCGGAGTTAATCCAACTAGTGTATCCACTTGCTTCAAATTCTTTTTGCAGGTCGGTCATATCTCAGTCGGTTTTAATGATGAATCGCAAGGTGGTGCTGTTTCAAATAATTGTCCGTTCAGCGTGTATTTATATCCCATGAACAGCTTTTCTCTTCGACATCCGCAGTTAACACAGGTGGCTTCCATTTCAAATGATGAAAACTTTCCCCGGTAAATTGTCTTATCCCATTTATGCCGTTTCATATCTCATTCGGCAAATCCTCACTTATGGTATGCAATTCTGCGGCTTGGCTGAATGATATTTTATTCATTAGAATGAGATTAAACCCCAAAGTGTGGCGATCAATACGACCGCTGCTCCAAAGGTAATGAGAGTAATGGTGGTGATAAACATAGTGATGAGCAGATTCCACCGCGCTTGCTTGTCGAGTTTATCGCGAAACCACAACATATCTTCCTGTTGTGCATCGTGGATTCGGTTGATGCGCTCAAGCAAATCAGCGGCATCGAGTTCGTGTTGTTTAGTTTTTTTCATAGTAGTTTATTCATTGTTTGTTTCCATTCTTTGACATTCTTTGCCGTAAACCGGATTACTTTCCACCCAAGTATCTGCGCCTCGTTGTACTTATCGCAATCGCCGGTGTAGCCAGTTGTCGATGTGTGGCGCGACTTGCCACCACCATACACGCCTTCATACTCAATCGCCAACTTCAGCGATGGTATCGCGATGTCGAATCTCCATCTGCGCGTTGGGTGGAATTTATGTTCAGTCTTGACATCATAACCTAACCCGGTAAGGTAGTCAATGAGCGAAGTCAGTTGCCGGTCGCGGAACTTGCTGGATGCCTTGCGAGGTCTTTTGATGATGGCGCAGTATTGCTGATTAGTAATCATACCACCGCCTCCTTCATCCGGTCGAGCATCACGCCATACACCAATGCCTTCTTCTCGTCGAGGCATTCCTGATCGAATCTCGCCCGCTCAGTGCCACTCATCCGATCAACGGCATTAGGGCCAATCTTCCTTCGCTGCATCACAACAGCCCGCGCATTAGCATTGAACGTGCGCCACTCATCATTGCTGAATGTCGCATCTGTAAGCTGCCCGGTTTCCTCCAGCCACTTGACCATCCGCGATGCGCAATATCTCCACATCGAAGTACCTGCGCGTTTGCGCTTCACATCTTCCACCATCATCTCTCGCCATTGGTCATCGGTCACCACGGGCGGGGCAAGTTGGCGTGAGGTATCGATGCGCTCGTTAATCTCGCGGTATTTGGCGATTGCCTTGCCGCGTAGTGGTTGATAAGCATTCAGGATGTCTGCGACATACGCGGTGCTAAATTCACCGTATGGCTTCACGTTTACCGAAAGCTGGTTGGCGATGTTCATCTTCATCGCAAGTTCAACATCCTCAATCGTTGCCCATATATACTGATCTGATAGCGTGCCTATCATCAGCACGAGTGCTTCCGATGTGGGAGGGTTCTGCCCCACCATCACCGCGCAGCGTGTTATCATCTGCGCGAAATCGAGCGGATTGCAGAGTGATATTAAACTGCCTTGCGAGGCAGCATACATTCTTTGGTCAATCGTGTGTGTCATTCGTTTTGGTTTGATTCATTAGTTCAACAAAGTTATCAATGTTGCGCTGCGCGTCACTCATCTTCGTGTCGCGGACAAGGCGTTTGTCAGCTTGCACATCGTGATTCCTCCGCACCCATCTGCGCGCAGTTGCTTTCCAATCCTTCATTGCATTGCGCCCCACCTTCCAGCCATTGGATGAGTAGTAGTCGATGAACTTGTCTGCCTCTTGTGGATAACCCAATTCGGTGAAGTATGCGTCAAATTCATCGTGCGGCACATTTCGCGGAGCGATGGCAGTTTCTTTTTTTTCAATCAACGCAATTCCTTTTTCACTTACATCTTTATTTTCATTTTCATTTTCATTTTCATTTTCCATATGTTCAACATATGTAGATGATATGTGTGACATATGTAATTTCGATTTAGCACTACGATTTTTGCGTCTTGATTCGCTGTAATCCTTTCTTTTACAGATACTTTCGGCCACCCATTCAATTTGAAAACAGCCGTCAACCTCTTTCAAAACTGCCATTACTTCCTCGCGCTCGTCATCCGTCAGCCGTTTCGTGAAGAATTTGAGTTGCGCGTGTGAAATACATATGTTTCTCATATGTTCACACATGATACGGTCGTAAGCAACCTGAGCGGCGGGTGACAGGCATTGAGTGTCCCGCAGGTAATCGCCCGGATAAAAAAGGAACGCGGGGTCTTTAGCCATTTTGCAAAGATTTTGAAACTTCAATCATGCGATTCAGGTCATTGCAAAGTTTTTCCAAATCCTCAATCGTGCATTCAGCGTAATAAGGATCGTTCAAATCCTCGTTTTCTTGAGTAATCCACACGCGAGAGTTTTCAGGATTAACTTCAAACTTCAAGTTGTCGTGAAGCCGTGGCTCAAAAGTCAATGTAATTGTCATGGCTTAAAAAATTGAAGCCTCCAGTACGCAAAGGACTACCCGCTCCCGATAGGGATATACGGCAATGCGACTGGAGGCGTGATTATTTCTTTTCATACGGGTAGTCGATGCAAACATACTACGAATCAAACTTGCTCTTCCTCTTGTGGAAAAATTCAGAGTGCTGCGGAAATTCATTACTGAACAACCGTGAGTAGAATGCCTTGTAGTTGTTGTTAATCTTCCATTGATCATTGCCTCGTATATAGCTATCCCACCGCATACGATTGATGATGGCTTCACTACTGCCTCGCTTCCTGCCATTATTCAACAACTCAAAGGCATAGCGTTTGAATGCCTCATAAATGTGCGGATTCTCCGCGTGGTATTGAGGAAATTTAGAATCCTCAATACCTTCAAATAGTTTCAGCTGGTCCATATCAATAAAGTTTATATACCTCACAAATTTCATTGAATCGCGTAAGCGGATAACGGTACCCATCGGCATACATCTCCGCAAATAGCGTTTGGTATTTGGCGCGCCTCGCGTGATCAACTTGCATCCAGTTTTGAATAGCTTTCATTCCGTGAAGAATCGTGGCGTGATTCTTTTCAAAGTGCGCTGCCATCGTGAGCAATGTCCAATGAAATTCTCTGCGCTCTGCACGCACCTTCGATGGTATCGCGCAGCAGAAATAGATGAGAAAATTGCATTCCGGGATTGGTCGCTTGCGCGTCTTTTTCTTCAGGTCAGCCACATCAAGATTGAAATGCTCCGCGATCTTTCGCGTCACATAATCGTGTGTGTAGTGCAACGATTCAAGGTAACGGTCTTCCGTCATTTGATTCATCGTGGCGTGGTGATCAGCTAATGTGTAGTCCATTGTTATTGTTGTTGATTAGTGCGCAGACATCTTCGCGTGTCCGCATCGCGATTTTCTCGATTGTTGACATCTTCAGCATACCCGGATTCTTCAGCCATTTCACCGCAGTGGGATAACTCACTCCCATCTCGCGTGAGAATTGTGCCTTCGTGCCGTAATGCTTGAGGATTAATTGTTCAAGGTTCATAGCGTGATAGTGATTGATGATTTGCTAATCTTAACTGGTGGTTGGATGGTTTCAATCTCCCCGGTCAATTCATTCACCACCGTTGCTGGATTTGGCAGCATTCGCAGAAACAATTCACATTGCTTCTTCTGCTCCTCCCAAGTTTTCATTTCGGTGGTGACGTGCTGAAGTTTCGAGTATCCGCACTTGCTATAATCGTAGCGAGTGCCGACTTCACTTAACCTAACCTTCGCGCCCATCAGATTAAACTCTTTCTCGCCATAATGCTCTGCCTCATCTCTTGCCATCTCATCAAGCACAGGTTTGATGTTGTCAATAACCTGCTCAAGACATTTGATAAAGATTTTGAATTTGAGCGGTTCAATCTCGCCATCATTCAACTGACGGATGATTAACTCGCTGAAGGATGTGACCTGCTCCTTCGTGGTAGGCAGGTCACGGAATGCTTCTATTGCTTTCATTTTCGTAGATTAGATTTCATCCCATTGTTTTTTTTCGCGCAGAATGCGATAACCACCCAATGCCTTAAGAGCAGATATAAGTTTATCTGCATCATTGCTTGGCACACATTCAGATTGTAATTCAATCAGCTCAAGCTGATTGTTTGCATTTCTTTTCTTCCAGCATCGAGGAGATAACTTAATCGCATTGTTGGTAAGGAATGCACCAACTATACCATTATGACTGGTCATTTTCTTGGAAATTCCCATTGTATGCAGCTTCTTTCCGAACTCGTTGCTGGTGAAGTATGAATCATTCATTGAGTTCAACGCTTCATTGAAGATGATTGCATTCTCTTGCAGATACACTTCTGTGTTTGATTTTGAAATATGCTTTCTCATTGTAGATTTGTGTTTGGAAAAGGAGGGCAACTGGCAAGAGGTCTGATTGTCCACATATCTCACCGGTTGCCTCTCCTGTTTTATTTTAGAATGGAAGGTCCTCTGCCGCTTCCTCAACCGCTGGCAATGCCTGCGTGTGTTGCGGTGACATAGCTGCCTGATATTCGATTGATCCGCGCACCTTATCCTTCAAATAGTCAGGCAATGAATCGAATCGCCATTGCTCGTACGGATCGTAGCCGAAGATGAATGTGTCGCTGATTTGGTCAGGGCAATTCATTCCCTTCATCATCGGACTTACTGATGCGATCTCCGCGTAGGTCTTGCCGTTCTTCTGACTGACCTTGTGAATCACATTCAGCATACAAGGCTTGCCGAGCAGCACCGATATGTCGAATGATTTCGCCTCATCTTCGGTGAATGCTTTGCCTCTCCAGCTTTCAAGGAATTTCCGCAGCGTAGCTTTCTCATTGAGCGACAATGTGAACTCCTTACCGAGCGTGTAAGGCTGCTCACCGCGCTCCTCGTTGAACACCTTCAATTCAAGAGGCAACTCCCAAGTTAGGCGCACCTTGTTCTGAAGTTTCGATTCGCCTTGAAATGTTTCCATCACCGTCCCGATGTGTACCATCGAGAAGCAGCGTGCGATGTAAGTTGCGGCAGGTACTGGTTCGTAGGTAGTACCACCCGTGTTTGATGCAATGATTTTCATTGTATTGTGTTGATTAGAGATTACGTTTCAATTCGTTCACCGCAGACACCATTCGTGAGAAGAATGATTCCGCTGACCTACCAGCGTGCCGCGTGGCAAGGTCGTTGAAGGTGGATGACTTCCAGCCATCAGGTGTATAGCTGCTCTGCACGCAGATGAATTTACGCTTCATTGTGTAATGATTTTGGTGAGTGAATCCGAGTATGCCTGCCGCAGCATTTCCGCTAATGCGTTATTGAGCGACAGGCGGCGCAGCGTCAGTTCACGGTGCATTGCACCCTTCGGTGATTGCGCCTCATCAGTCAGTTCATCTTTCTTCCACACGCGCTTTTTCAAGCGGTAGAGGATTTCAAGCGATCGCTCGTGCATCCGCTCTTGTTCGGAGATTTCATCGATGATTTGGAATACGTTTGTCATTGTGTTGTAGTTTTGTGTTGTTTGATGGAGCAAAGATATAGCAAGTTTTCTTATACGCAAGAAAAATTTATAGTTTTTTGAAATTTAGAAGCCTTCTAAATAAGCACATTGAGGATAACTACCAATTTTACAAGGAGTTATCCCGAAAAATCGCCCGAAATGAGACGGATGCGGATGACTTATTACACACCGTATTGGTCCGAATCATCGAATCACCTGCCACCAAATCCGTATTGGAGCAGGGCAACTTGAATCAATACATCCATCGCGCACTATACATATCATATCACTCCAACACCAGCGACTTCGCTTCTCAATACCGCACTCCCGACCGCGCAACGGACCAATCAACACCGGAGGAGAGCAGCCAACCTGACTTGGGTGCGCTCATCAATAGCGAAAACATCAACGCAGCAATTCAGCGATTGAGCGAGATTGACCGATTGCTCATCCTTCTATATAAGGATGTTGACTTCTCCTACCAAGATGTTCACAACGCAACCGGGATTCCGATTGCTTACCTTCGCGAAAGAATCTACCACACAACTAATTACATCCGCACCTATGTTTACTGTGCCACCGGAAGTTCAGAGCAAGAGGTTATCTACTTGCCGAAAGTGTGAATTCTACAATGTGGAATTCGGAACGTGCGGCACTCCGCTCGTAGGTCGCGCACTCACAAAAGAGGAGATTGTCGAAATCGAAAAAGCCAACACCATCACCAAAAATCGCAGTAAGATTCGTTTGTGTGGATGCATAATGAAACTCAAGACGCGATTGACATTCGCGGAATGTCCGGTGAATCGATGGGGTAAATTCATCAACCTTACCAACAAGCAGAAAGCAGAGATTATGTCATTCGTCACCGAAGTGCGTGAGCGTGGCTACCTCAATCGCGCTGATGTGGAGAAGCTATATGGCTATGGTGAGCAAGTCAGCGGGCAGAAGCACGAAGTGAAGATGTGTCCAAGCTGCGTGCGTGATATGATCGATAAGATTTATCGCACTCTCAAAGAAGAAACCAAATAATCAATAATATGGTAACTGCAAAGATTCAACAAACCGAAGATGGCGATTTTTTCGTCAGCTATGTATCTCCAAACGGAAAGACGCTCGCTCATAGCGAATGTTTGAAGTCAAAGAAAAACGCATTCAAAAATATCCGCGCAATGATGGGTGATATTGAATGGGTGAATATCAAGGACCTGACTATATAACAATAAGTTATTGACAATAATGGCAAGAGATGAACGAGGACGATTGGCTAAAGGTCACGGAGGGCTGAAGCCGAAAGGCGCGGTCAGCCAAAAGACATTATTGTGGGAGGCACTTGGTCAATATGTTGTTAATCAAGGCGCAGAACGCGCAATGGAGGTGCTTGCCACATTGGATGATGAGCAATTCCTTGAGCAGTATATGAAGATGCTTGAATACTTCAAGCCTAAACAAGCTCGTGTAACTCACGCTGGCGATGCTGAAGCTCCGATAAATATTATCATCCCCCCCACTATCTAACACCAATAAACGCACACATTCTTCTATAATAGACTGGATGGAACTGAAAGTCAGAATACCAACATCGTTCTCGCAAGTCACCTTGCGCGAATACATCGACTACAAATGCGCGAAGGATGACATCGATCGCGTGATGGCGGTGACACAGTTAACGCATAAACAAGTGCGTTCACTCAAGTTGCAATCCATTCAATTCATCGTGAAGCAGATGGATGAGGTGTTATCAGTTGAAGTGGCATCGCGCATCCTTGAAGGTGGGCGAACCGTCAAAATAAACGGCACTTGGTATGGATTGATACCCGATTTGGAGGCGATGCAGTTCGATGAGTTCATCGATGCGAGCGCATTATCGAGCGCGGCTTACAATCCTGAATCACCGGACCTCTCGCATCTTGTTGATTTGTTCTGCGTGCTTTACCGCCCGGTGACGAATCGCATCGGTAGGCATTACTCCATCGCGAAATATAGCAGTGATAAGATTGCTGATTACCGCAAGGACATTGAGGACCTTCCGATGGATGTCGTGGCAGGTACGATGCTTTTTTTTTCAACTATCTGCAACGAACTCGTGACCGCTTCCCAGCAGTATTTGGAGGAGATGATGATGACAACGATCAGGGAGGTGACGACACCAAGCGACCCGACACATCACTCGCAGGAAGCTACGGATGGTTTCATATTTTGGAAACAATCGCGGAGCGCGACTTCACGAAGTTTGATGCGATTCTTCAGAAGAAGGCGTTTGAAATCTTCACTCACCTTGCATACTTAAAACACTATCACCTTGAGCAGCGCACCATCATACAAAAGCTTAATCGATCAGCTGACCGCCTTCGCTGACGGACACTTCATCATTCGCAAATTCACATTCGGTGAAGAGACGGATTATGATTTAGAGAAGGAAGGTCAGTACCCAGCGATGCACGTTCTGCATCCAACGGTGAGCGTTGAGAAAGGTGCTATCAATTATGACCTCGTTATTCAATTCGCGGACTTGCCGCGTGATATTGAAACCAAGACAACCTATCAGATGGAGCAGATCAGCGATTTGTTCCGTCTTGGTCAGGACCTGCTGAACACCATCACGAATGAGAATGATGTGATGTTGTTCGGTGAAGATGCGGAAATCATCGGCACTCCGCGGATGGAGGCATTCGCTCAAGAAACGAAAAATAATCTTGTCGTTGTTAGCTTGTCGTTCACTCTCCAACTACCTAACGATTGGAGCGCGTGTGACATCCCTGCGGATTGGACCATCGGGCAGAGTGGTGGTGACACACCGGGTGTGCCTGTGGTTTATGTGATTAGCGTGACTGGATTAGATACTGACAACACCGATCCTCAAAATCCCATAGTGCGCATCGCAGTTGATGGCGTGACGATAACGGGCGATGGCACTCCCGGTGATCCGCTTGTCGCTGCTGGTGGTAGTGGCACGGTGACGAGCGTTGATGTTACTGCTGATGGTGATGCGATAACTACGGATGGTGGTCCAATCACTACAAGTGGCACTATCAACATTGAGTTCAATGGTGCGTCAACTGACTACATCGATGGTGAGGGCAACCTTCAGACATTCCCGACAATACCACCTGACCCGACCAATGTGTATGTGCCTCTCGCAGGTACTGATAATGGCTATCCAGTAACTGGTGATATTGAATTTGATAATGATGTCAAGCTGATTCGCAATGGTGGTGTTGGCATTACATCGCGTGTATTGCTGAACAATTCATTTGCGAATCTTCAATATACCGATGGTACTATCACATCGAATGTCAACGCTCATTCAACGAATGCTAATCTGAATTATTCGGATGTGACTGGCGCAGCGTATATCCAAGTTTATGGACAATATGTTGAGTTAGGTAGTGGCGCGAATTTTATGGGCGCGGTGTACGATGCGGACAACTCTGCGAACTTCACGCTGCGCTCACTCGTTGATGCTGGATTTGTAAAAGGATTTATCTATCACGCAAACGCAGCGCCTACCGTTAATGACGATTCAAGCGATGAGTTTGAAGTTGGCACATTGTGGATTGATTATTCAGTATCACCGCCCGAACTTTATGTCTGCGAGGATGCAAGTGTAGGCGCAGCAGTATGGACACAAGTTGGTGCTGGAGGTTCAACATCTCCCGGAGGTTCAGACACACAAGTTCAGTTCAATGACGGTGGGGCGTTTGGCGCGGAGGCAGACTTCACTTACAATAAATCAACAAACACTCTGACGGTTGATAAAGTAGCCGTGGATGATGATGCCTACGCAAGCGGATGGAATGGTTCACTTGAAGTGCCTACGAAGAATGCGGTGTACGATAAGATTCAAACGATGCCTCAACAGGATTCGTTAATCTTGGGCGCAGGAACGATTACAACGCAGACGGTAGCATCTGGCGCAACTGCTTACGGTTATCTGAATGGTAATGCAGCAGCTATCACCACCAATGCGAATAACGTTCAATCTCTCATTCCAGTTGCTGGAACATTGAGCAGATATTACCTCTACACGACTGGTTCGCAATCAGCAACCGGATCGTTAGTCGTAACCGTCAGGAGCAATGGTGTGGATAGTGCGATAACGATTACGATTGCTGCTGGTTCATCAGCTGGAAATTATAGCGACACGACTAATACTCTCGCAATAAGCGCGGGTGATAGTTGTGATGTGAAGTTCGTCAACAATGCATCAGCTGCTTCAATAACTTTGAGAAGTTGGGCATCAATACTAACAAGATAAACTATGACATTCGACTTCAGTAATAAGATTGACTTCATCGTTCATAGCGATGTCAAAGGCACTATCATTTTCAAACTTGGTCCTGATACTTCCGAGCCAACGGAGAATGAGGATGGCTCATTGAATTGGTCAACTGCCATCTCATTGCAAGCCGATCGCAATCGCATATCTGCTGCACTCATCAATCCGCTTAATCAGCAACGATTCGCTGAATTGTTGGAGGCAGACGCGAACACCGCATACACCATATTCCTCTCCGAGATATGACCTTCTACGAGCAAGCCATACGCGATATGTGCGATGACATCATCGAGCGTGCGCAGCGCAACATTGGCGCAACGCGCACTATTCGCGGTAAGCGCAGGAGGCGTGTGTCAACGGGCAACTTGAAGAACTCGCTGCGTTACACGGTGAAAAGGAAAACTGATGGCGCAAATGTGAAGTTCGATGCGAAAGGTTCAGCGAGTAACTATTGGGATGTGATTGAAAGAGGTCGCAGACCAAATCGCAAGCCACCGCCCATCGATGCCATTGTGGAATGGATGAAGAAGAAGCCAGTAAAGCTGCAAGCCAAAGGTGGAGGATTCATCAAATCAACACCGCAAGCGCAACGAGCAGCTGCATATCTTATCGCTCGCGCCATCGGCAAGCGCGGTATTGAAGGCATCAAATTCTACGAGGAGGCAATTAACGCAGCCATTGAAGATTGGGGAGTGCGACTGGAGGAGGCGATGAAAAAAGATATTGAACAACGACTTAACGAGATAGAATAATGGCAGTAACGATTGAACAAAAACCCAATCCATTCAGCGGATTCAGGCAGCGCAATAACATCGTAGTTGCATCATCCACCAATACCGCACAGGATGGATTCAAATACAAGGTGACCATTGAGGCTGGCGGCAAACAATGGTATCAAGGGTATGTATCTCCGAATCCAGCAGATGCGCTGATCTTCGACCTGTATCCTATCCTCTCGCAGATAGGTAGTATGGTTTCGATTGGATCGGGTAACACCGTCCATAAATTCTCGTCATCGACGCGCACGTTAATTAGCGAGGTATATCCCGGAACTTCATTCACCTACGAGGATGAGCCGGTGACGGTGACGGTTGACGAGGCGTGGATAGTGAATGGCATCCTTACTGATAACCCAGACATTCACGCAGCGGATAGCTTCAGTCAGATATTCATCAATCGCTCTCCGCAATGGAGTGATGGATTCAATCCCAATCCGAATACCTCCTTTTTCAAGTACGACACGACATCCGGACCTACGCTCAGGATGATGACGGATCGCACTTGGGAAACTCTCAAATGGGATTTGTCAGAAAGTATAGCACTCGGTGCGCCATCAAATACGCGGATGTATGTGAGAACGACAAAGAACGATTGGGGTGTGTGGTCAATACCTTACACATCACAAGCTGATAAATCCGCTAATGGCTTATCGAATTACGCTGCTACCAAGATGCGCGTTACATTGTTACCACTTACAGGCAGCACTATCACTTACACCGAGGACTTAGCATCGCTCGATCCTGACGATGGAGTGTTACACTTCGGTGTTTATCCGGGTAATATACGCGCATCAACCATCGGTGGTTTATCAACAATTCAAGGACATTTGAATGCGGACACTTGGAAGGCGATGTGGGTAACGATGCTGAACGCAAGTGACGCTACCGTGTCAATGATTCACATAATGTATAACGCTGCATTGTATGGCGGCACAGATTGCAGATACGACAATGTGCGACTGGGATGGCTGAATACGCAAGGCGGATGGGATTACTTCAACTTCACCAAGAGGAATGAGAATAACTATCAGATAGAGCGTAAACAATTCAAATCCATTCCGGGTAATTACGCACTCGCCAATGGTGATTCAACTGCATTCAATATATACAACTATGAGCGCGGAGTGACGCAGACGCAAGGTGTGACGCAGCGATATATCGAGATCACAAGTGATTGGTTGACGGAGGGTGAATTTGTGCTGATGACATCGCTCATCACCTCGCCTGATGTTTATATCATCGACACACTTGGTAATGCGACTGCGGTGGTGATTGATCGCAACGACTACACCGAAAAGAAAGAGCGCAACGGGAAGAAATACAATGTAACGCTGCGACTGCGTTACGCGCAAGACTATTGGGTATGACGCATCTAACCGTATATGTGGATGGCACAGGCTACCTGCTTGACTTGTTCGAGAATGAGAGCATCTCGCTCACCTTCCGCTTTCAAGACGCAGGTAAACTTGAAACGCAGGGCAGCTTCACGCGCTCCTTCCGCATACCTACCTCACCGCGCAACATTGAGGCATTCGGTGCATTGTGGAATGTGAACACCGATAGCGTGGATTTCAGACGCAAACTTGATGCGGTGTTATCCGTTGACACTATCCCTGTCAGCGTTGGTCACATTCAGATAAATAAGGTTTACACTCGTGCAGGAGAGATTCACGAAATTGAGTTGACATTCTACGCTGAAACACCTGACCTCGCGACTGCGTTAGGTGATAAGAAGTTGAGCGACATCTTGGCTCTTGATGATTTGGATGTCGAGGTGAATTATGCGAATGTGACTGAAACTGGTCCTGATATGTACTTCACTCTGCTGGATCGTGGGCAGAAGTGGAGCGAGGAAGGTGCGACAGGTACGCGCCCTGTGTATAATGCAGATAGACCGATTTATCCGGGTGAACTTACACCAGCGGTCAAAGCGAAATACCTCTTCGATAACATAATGACGGAGGCAGGATTCAGTTGGTCAGGATGGGATGGCAGCACGGTGTTGGATGACGCGCTGAATACTTATTGGATGCCCTTCCTCAATCAGCGATATACGGTGTTTGATATTGCTGCGGATGACGCGCTATTTCAGTTGAGCCTTGCGGCAGATGACAGTGAGTCCATACCATCGGGTGGCAGTAACTTTTATGCACCTACATTCACGGAGGTTTATGACAATGATGGCAATGTAGCATCATCAGTATTCACCGCACCATTCACCGGATTCTACCGATTTCAATTATGGTTGAATTGTGAAGTAACTGATTCATTCCTCGATCAAGAGATTTTGTTCATCCAATTATATGATCCAAATACGGATGTGAGTTATTGGTCAAGTGATTCAACAACATTTACCGTTGGTGAGCAGATCGCAATGTTCAGAACTACATCTGATATCTTTCTGAATGCAGGTGATGAGGTGGCTTATCGAATAGCTGGTGTCACAGGATTGGATTTCACTATTCATGGCGATGCGACTTATGCTCCGCAGACAGGCACAGGATGGCGATTGGCAGTAACAAGCGGTCCACTTTCAAACGCTAACATCCTCACCTATCAGAACGCACCCGATTACAAGCAAATTGATTTCGTGCGCGACATCCTCAAGATGCACAATGCGGTGATAGTGCCTGATCGCAACATTCCGAACAAACTCTACATCGAGCCGATGAATACCTTTGTCGGCACGGGGCAAATCATCGATTGGACCAATAAACTCGATGTAAGCAAGGACATCGAAATTGCGCCTACCAATGAACTGCTCGCGCGTGTCAATCATCTAACCTACAAGGCAGGTGCTGAATATGCCTCGCAGCAATATGTGAAATTGGGGCGCATCTATGGTGATTACAAGGTGGAAGGTTATGTAGTGAATCCTACCGATGTGCAGAATGACTTTGCGCTCGGTGAGATGAAGGTAGAACTCACTTTATCATCAACACCTTGCTATGAGATTGCAGGTACTGCCATCATTATTCCCAAGTTCATCAGCGATAGCGGTGACTTTGTCAATCCCGGTCCGCGTCTGCTATTCAATGCTGGTGGTGCAACAAGTGTTCAGTTGTATGATGATGTAACTGAAGCAGCAATTCCCACATCGATTCCCGTGCTGAATCACTTCAGCGTGATCTATCCTGATTTGGATGATGAGGATTTGAACTTCGCGCCGGAGGACACTATCTATCCGATCAATCAGCAGCCATATAACAACTTATTCAACAACTATTACCGCAGCACATTCAATGAATTGTATGCGCGTGATGCGCGTATAATGACTGCGTATTTTTATCTGCAACTATCAGACATCCTCTCATTCTCATTTGCTGATCAGATATTCATCAAGGATGCGTATTGGCGCATCATCGAAATCAGCGGTTACAATGTGGGTGAGCGCGATGTGACGCAGGTGAAGCTGATGAAGATAGTCACGCCCGAACTCGATTGCGCCTACACACCAGTCAGCATCACTCTTGGTGGTCTTGTTAACTTTGAAGATGAGGAAGGCAATCCGGGTAATTCAGAGGAATGCTGCGTGCGTTATGGTTATCAATGGATCGATGATCGTTGTTGGTCAGTAACTCGACCCGGTGCGGGAAGTAATCCACAACGTATGTCGATGGGTGCGCAAGGATTTGGATATGCTGGTCAATCAACGCAGATGCCTGATGCCTTCATCAGTATGACATCAGGCAGCGACATCTCGCAGGATAGTGTGTTCAGTATGGCATTAGGTCAGAACATCCGCGTGGAGGGTGGTAATCAGAATGTGATTGCAGTAGGTGACACCTTGCGTTTGATGGGTGAGAATGGCGGTGCGCAGATGTTCGGGAAGAATGTGATTGCAAATAATCCCGGATGGCATCTTGGTGGTGGATGGGAGGAGATGAACATTCAAGGTCGCGCACAGGCAGGCACTATCATCCTCGCTGGTAGCGGTGACTTCACCAACAACGCAACTGAGATTGAATTATTCGTGGAAGGCATCACGGATAACCGTATCAATCTTATTGATGGCACAACTTGGAATGCGGTGTTGAATGTTATCCAGCACGAGATAGATGCAGGTGCGGTTACTAATGTTCACAACGCAATATTTATGGTGGGCATTTACAAGGATGGCGCGATCAGCAAGGCAACGAATGTAGAGGTGGTGAGTGTTGATGGTTCATCAGGCAATCTTGCTTTAGATGTTGACTTGACAAACACCGCAGAGCATCGATTTAAGTTGACGCTGACAGGCGCAGGGCATCCGCATAATAACTGCTATATCACCGCACGATTGGATTATGTGCAGGTGCGTAGCGAAGATGTAATAAGCTAATGGACACGACTATTGTAAACGCAACACTCAAGATGTTGAAGCAGGCGCAGGAGAATGGCTTTGCACCCAAGCACGGGAAGTACTACCACTATGCGCGTTCATATCGCATCAGTGAAGGTAAGGAGCGAATGTTCAAAGCCATCTTATGGACATTACGCGCGGCATTCTATGGTGGTTTAATATTCATCTTTTTCAAAGCACTACAATGAGCAAATTAGGTGTTGAACTCAATATCACCGCAGGCGGTATTGATAACATAGACAAGGTTGCAGAGAAGGTTAGCAGCGCAAACACTTCACTCAAGCAGATGAAGCAGGAGTTGCGTAATGTGACCAATGAACTCCTCGCGACTGAACCGGGTTCGGAGAAATTCGTTCAACTAACGCAGCAGGCTGGTAAGTTAAAAGACCAGATGAAGGATGTCGCGGAGAGCATCAATGCGAATGCTGGTCCTGCCGTTGAATCGCTTGGTAATAACTTCTCACTTCTCACAGGCAAACTCGCTAACCTTGACTTTGAGGGCGCAGGAGAGAGCATCAAAGCCATCGGTGGTAATATCAGCAATATCAAATTTGGTGATTTTGTCAAAGGTGTTCAATCGATGGGTGCTGCGCTCGCATCAGTTGGTAAGGCGTTATTGACAAATCCTATCTTCCTTATTGCAGCAACAATCATCGCGATTGGCGTGGCATTGAAAGACGCATTAGATGACGCGAAAGAAGCCACATTCGCGATGGCAAATGCAACTCTTGCAGCTAATGACGCAAGTAAGGAGGCGGCTAAATCGTTTGATTTAGAAGAAAGAAAGTTGCGAGCATTAGGTGTAGCAGAAGATGAGATTGCTGAAAAAAGAAATGCGGCTAATAAATCAAGATTGGAAGCTGCAAGAGCAGCAACGAAAGCGCAATTAGCGGTAGTAACTGAATTGCAAAAGCAAGTTGAAAAATCACAAGGTTTGATTGATGCTGGCTTTCGCGGTTCAGCCAGTTTAATATATGCAACTCAAGAGGAGTTGAATGAAGCGCAAGAAAAATATCGTCAATTAACTTCTGAACTTGGAGAATTAGAAGTAAGAGAATTGGAGCGTGTAGCTGCTGCTCGTCAAAAAAGAGCCGATGATCAAAAGAGAATTGAGGAAGAGAGATTGAGCAAATCAAAAGAAATCAAAACAGAAACAATAAAGAATGAAATAGAAATTCAACAAACTGAAGAAGAAAATCTTGATAAGCGCATTGAGCAAGAGCAGAAGACACAAGATG